ATGAAATTAAAACTTAAATTAGAAGATAAACAGGAAGACAAGTATACTATTCCGGTTGTTAAAAACATATCAGGAAGATACTTTGTCGAATTTTACTACAATGGAAAAAGATTCAGACCCACATTTGATTTAAACAGAATTAAGAATATAAAAGAGCGAGAGCGACAGTTTATTAAAGCAAGGAGCTATATAGAACAAGAACTGCATAAAGGATGGAATCCAAATGAGACTCACGAACCTATAAAAACGGAAACGTACACTTTCAAAAAAGCAGTAGAGTTTAGTTTCTCTAAAATAGACACTAATTTACGAAAGACAACTTCCGCAACCTACAACTCAATGTACAAGCATATAACCGAAAGTAGTTATTACGTTGTATTGAGCAACATAAATGTCACGGACATTAAAAGAAGAGATATAATTGACATGTTTGATATTCTGCAACATGAAAAAAAAATAACTGATTATGTTTACAATAGAGCGTTAAAATTAATGAAGCAGTTATTCGATAAAATGGTTGAATATGATATTTGCGAATACAACACTGCTGAAAAAATAAAATATAAACCAGTAGATAAACCAAATATTACAGTACCTACAAATGAACAAGTTTTTCAAATTAAAGAATATCTTATTAAAAACCTTCCTAATTTATGGAACTTCGTTTTCTTCTTATTTCAAACCGGATTAAGACCAAATGAGATAGTAAACGTTAAATTAAAGATGATCGATCTGGATAGAAGAATTATTACAGTTCCAAAAGATTTTATTAAAACAAAGACCAATAGAACAGTTCCGATTGATGATTATGTATTTGAATGGTTATTATCAAAAAAAATACATGTGTACGATCAGGAGTGTTATTTATTCGGGAGTTTCAAAACAAAAGAAACAATGAATAAAGGATTTACAAAAAAAGATATTGATATAAGCGAAACCCCATTTCCAAGACAATCAATAACGGATGTTTGGAAAAGATTGGTTAAAGAGGGGTTAGGTATTAATGTTAACTTGTATTCATTTAAACATCTTAGAGCAAATAAAGAATTAGAAGTAAATAATGATTTAGATAGAGCGAAAGTTTTATTCGGACATAGTAAGCTAGAGACTACCGAAATATACGCTAATCAGCAAAATGAATTGTATATCGAAAGATTAAAACTAAACACATTAGATTTAAACAATCTCCCAAGTAAACAATAACAATAGACACCTTTATTTTTCAGAGGTGTTTTTTGTTGATTATATTTTAAATCACTACATTTGTGTATGTTAGACTGAATACAGTCGGTCAGAATTCTTTCTGATTTTTAAGATTTCGAGCGCCTGCCTACACCATTGGCTAAAGCTCAAGCAAGCTGTTATAAAAATGATTTGGCAGCTCCACGCAAAAACGCATTCTGGAAAAACAGAACTAAACACGGAAGGGATAAATTATTTACCACCCCTGATTTGTTATGGAAAGCCGCTACCGAATACTTTCAATGGTGCGATGATAACCCATGGATTAAAAATGAAGCTATTAAATCTGGAGACTTTGCCGGAAAAATTGTAAAAGTACCTACATCAAGACCTTATACATTAACTGCGCTATGCCTATACCTAGGTGTTGACACCTCTTATTTTAGGAAGTTTAAGGAGAATTTAAAAGAGGAAGAAGAAGATTTTTTCACGGTCATTACGCGTATAGAAGAAACTATCTATTCTCAAAAGTTCGAAGGCGCAGCTGTAGGAGCTTTTAATGCAAATATTATTTCTAGGGATTTAGGTCTTGCTGACAACCACAATAGCAATATCACATTTGAACAACCTTTATTCGGAGATTAGCTATGAGTAGTTTTGTTTATACCTCCGCAATCCGAAAGATACGTGCAATTAAAAAACGTATTAAAGTTGTTCAAGGTGGAACTTCTTCCGGAAAGACTTATGCGATTATTCCAATACTTATTGATCGCGCAGCAAAAGAAGATCGTTTAAAGATTACTGTTGTTGCTGAAACGCTACCAGCTGTAAAAGAAGGAGCGATGGATATATTCAAAACGGTAATGGAAAATACCGGTAGATGGATAGACAGGAACTGGAACGCATCAACACTTACTTATACATTCGGAAAAACCAAATCAAGAATACAGTTTAAATCTTTTGATTCTGAAGGAAAAGCAAAGGCAAGCGGTAAACGTGATATTTTATTTTTAAACGAAGCAAATCATATAGCGTATCCAATAGCAGATGCTCTAATGATCCGTTCAAAAGAAACCTATATCGATTATAATCCTGACAATGAATTCTGGGCGCATACCGAAGTATTGACGCAGCCGAACGCAGAGTTCTTGCTTTTAACCTATCATGATAACGAAGGTTTACCTTCCGAAACATTAGAAGATTTATTAATTAAAAAATCAAAAGCTTTTTTTAACCCAAATCTACCAGATGATAAATTATACTCTGATGGTAATATTAAAAATGCTTATTGGGCGAATTGGTGGAAAGTTTATGGACTTGGAGAAATAGGAAGTTTGGAAGGAGTTGTATTTACTAATTGGAAAATCATAGAAGAATTACCTAAAGAAGCAAAATACATTCGTTCCGGTTTAGACTTTGGTTTTACAAATGATCCTACTTCGTTAATTGATAAATGGGAATTAGACGGAGTTCCAATTTACGATGAGGTATTTTACGAGAAAGAATTAACCAATTCTCAAATAGCTTCAAAATCAAAAGACTTTAAACGTTTTGTTGTGGCGGATAGCGCAGAACCGAAATCGATTGCAGAGTTGAAAAAATTAGGTTTAAAAATAGATGGAGCGGACAAAGGGAAAGACAGTATAAACTTTGGTATTCAGCAAATACAACAATATGAAGTGTTTTATGTAACTGCAAGAAGTCTAAATATGATAGCTGAGTTAAGAAAATATAAATGGATGGTTGATAAGCAAGGAAATAAATTAAACATTCCTATCGACGATTACAACCACACAATCGATCCAATTCGTTATATCGAAACTTATGGAGTAACAAAACCAAGAGTTAAACTAAAATCAACTGCAACATGGTAAATGATGTGTTCTCAAAGATGACGAAAAACGAATTCGAGTTTTTAAACAAATTCGGAAGCAGAAGCAATGTATTGTTTGGAAAAGAATTACCAATGCTTATTTATTTCTCTTATGGTTTTGTGAAGATTGATCTGCCGGAATATTTAACATCTGGGAAGCTTAAAGAAATCATCGAAGCTATTTGTAAAGAGCAAGACATTATCCAAAACGAAAGCATGAATGAACATGATGTTATTGCTTTTTTCATGTGGCTTAAGGATGAATTCGAAATTATTCAAAGATTAGAAAAAGAACATTTAAACTCTCCGCCTGATATAGATATGCAAGCAGCAGGAGTTCGAGAATTAGACGAGTTTGGAGAGCTGAATGTTATTGATAGTTTATCCGGTGGCGACATTCTAAAGTGGGAACAAGTGGAAAAATTACCGTATTACAAAGTGTTTGATAAACTAAAGAAAAACATTGTCGAATCAAGGATTAACAAAAAGTACAACGAAATAATAACAAAGAAAAAATAAAAGATTATGAAGATGCCAATTTTTACAACAAATGCAATTGTTGAAAATAACGTACATGTTGAGATAACATACTTTGACTTAAAAACAATGGATTTTAAACAACACAGAGTTGCAATGCAAGCGTATGGAGATGAGGAAATTGAGAATCAAATCAATGAATTTATTAAAACATCATGTGAACAAATTCAAAGTTACATTAGTTTGATTCATAATGTAAAATCAGAAAAAGAGCATCCTGAGGATTTTTGTCAAGAATGTCTTGGAAGAAACCCTACATGGTCTGCGAAAAATGAGTTATGGAATAATGTTGTTGGAAGTCCAAACGGCATATTATGCCCTCAATGCTTTGAAAGTCTGGCTGAATCAAAAAATATTAAAACAATTTTTAGAACTGAACAATTATGATTACGCCAATAGAATTTTTTAAAAAGCAAGTTGATATCTGGAATGAAAATCAACATTGCAATAATTGTTGGGTATTTGGCGCTCCACTTTCTGAAAGCGCAATGGAGTCTCAAAGATTACGTGACCGATCAGAATGTTGTTATCAGTTGCTTATTACTGATTATTCAACCGACACTTCGAGCGAATACAATTCAAGCAACTATCCAATCCGTAAAATATGCAATCATAGATTTGTTATGTATGTAGTTAAACCAAATCGAATTGATGTTAACAACTACAACGAAATTGACGAACATCCGGTAAACGAAAGTAAATGGAAAGAAATAATCGAACCATTATTTGAATGCTTTAGTTGTGATGCGATGCTTGATTATTGTCAGATTTTGGGTTATCCAGTTCAAATACCTCAATGGAGAGTTGAAAAAGTGATAAACAAAACAAGCAATAACTACGATGGAATAAAAGTAACAGCGGTTTTTAGAGAGGTTTTATGATAGTTCCGGAAGAATTAATAAAAGAAACAATGGAAGAAGTTGTTGAACGATTTCTAAAACCAAAGTTTATTGAATTAGGGATGAACGCTTCGGGCGATTGGTTGAGGTCTTTAGAAGTTAGAACATCTTTAAATCGTGGCGAGATATGGGGGAAGTTTTACTCTTATTGGCTAGTAAATGGCAGAGGAGCAAATCATAATCAATCACCTGAATCTATTGGAAGGTTTGTTAGGTGGGCAGGAAGTACTTTTATAAAAGAATGGTGTGTTAATAAAGGTATTGATCCTAAGTTTTCCTATGCTATTTCTCAAAAGATAGCGAAAGAAGGAACAAATTATTATCCAAACGGAACTGATTTATTAGAAGTATTAGAAAGTCAAGAGGTTCAACAATTCGTATTTAAAAAGATAGGCGATTATATTTTGGAAGAAACTAAAGTCAGAATTGTCAGAATGATGAAAGAAACATTAATAACAACTTAGTATGGCATTATCAGTAACAGGATTAGAAAAAGATTTTTACTACGCGAACAATACGATTTTCGTTCAAATAAATGAATCAGCTCCGTTTGATTATTTCACGGTTAAAATAGGAAGTTTTGAAACAATGACTTTGACGCCAATTTCAGGCAAAGTCAGGATTGATATATCAAGTTACATAAAGTCTTTACTTCCAAAACTTAACGGGGATAATAATTTAATTAGCATGTCTATTAATGTGATGTCTCATCTAAAATTATTAAACGCCACTCAGATCGTTTCAAGTACAACAATAACAAAGTATTTTCTACGTGGCGGGATAAGAGGAAATAGAAGTAATGTAAATGCTCAGCCGAACGTGAATTTAAAAGTAACAGAAAATCTCCCTTATTGGAAAGGGTATTTTCGTACAGTTAGCTTTATAGATACTTTAAGAAATCCTAATACTATAAGACATTCGTTGCTAAATCCTGATACCATTAGAGGTGTCGAACAAAGAAAAATAAAAGGCTGTAATCCTACTTATGTGATGTTTTTAAATTCATTAGGCGGTTATAGTTATTGGATGTTTGAAGGAATAACGGATCAGCAAAAGAACTCGAATCTTGGTGTAATAAATAACAACGTAACAATTGATCTGGGTAACACATTTGAACAGGAGATTGAATTGTATTCGAAAGTTCCAAAGGCTTACATCGCGCTTATGCAGGATTTAATTATTTCTCCTGAAATATACATTTACAGCTTAGGCGAATCAGGTGTTGAATGGACTAGATACACATCAAAAAACAATACACTCGAAGTGAATCCAGCAAAGAACGCACAAAGCGTAAAAATAAAATTAGAACCGTTTAACCAATTTAATCCATCAATAATATGGCAGTAGAACTATACATCAACGGTAAGCCGTTGGAATTAAAAGAAGATACAAGAGTGCAATTCAATTATACAGTTGGGGATATATTTACAATCGGAACGGTTCAAGTTTCGTATTCAAATGTTTTTGAAGCTCCGTTAACTCCAAGTAATACACAAACAATGCAAGGTTTAGGATTGGTCGGAAATAATTCTCAGATTCCTTATCAAAAGATTACAGCGACTTTAAAATACGACGGGTTCGATATTGTTCCAAATGGATGGCTTCGAATGGAAGAAACGGGAGCGTCTTATCGCATGGGAATATTGGAAGGAATGGTCGACTTTTTTAAAGACATAGAGAATAAAACAATTGGGAATGATGTAAACGGAATTGATGAGTTGAAGCATGAGAAAACCATGAGAAATTTTACAGATTCTATTCTTTACTCTACAGTACCATACACCTACGTAGTAGCAAATTTCGGAGGTAAAATGCAATTGCCTGATGATACGATTACAATCGATTATTTAGTTCCGGTTGTTAAATTATCGTACATATGGAACAAGATATTCGAAACATTGGGATATACGTATTCCGGCTCAATCTTTTCAAATCCTGATTTTACAGAAGCGTGTATTACATATCCAAAAGCTCCGAGTGGAGATGTGGTTGAAACTTTATTCTCAACTGCAAAAAAGAATTCATTTAGAGATAGTAATCCGGTTAAAGAAGGTAATTTATATTATTTTCCTAATTCTTATTACTGGAACACAACAGGATCAGGATTTGGTATATGGAATTTTACTGTTCCAAGAACCGGAACTTATATTTTAAAAATGAAACCTGTTGGATATGTAAGGGTAAATAACAATTCAGGAGGTGTATCTCCAACAAAAGATATAGCATTTACTGTTGCTGCTAAAAGAGGAACATCTTTGCTTTCGGCTGCATTTTCTTCTACATCAAGCAACGCAGATTTTTCTATATACGATACTCCGTTAGCTTTGACAGAAGGAGATGTGATTTCTTTTGAGATTAGAGTTAGTTCTCCTTTTGATACTCCAATTTATTTGCAGTTGAATTCTCTTGATATAGAATTTTACGAAACATCATTAGGAACAATTGATTTCGCAGAAGCTTTTTCTGATTTTGCAATTAAGGATTTTGTACGCGAAATCATTTGGAGATACGGTTTGATTCCTTTCTATGATTCCTTTAAAAAACACATTAAGTTTTTAACGATTGATGAAAAGGTAAACTTTAATAATTACGTGGATTGGACTAATAAATATGTTCAACGTGAGAAAGAATCGTATCTGTATGGAAGTTACGCACAAACAAACATTTTCGCTCATAAATACAACGATGAGAACGATTCATCAAGAAACGGAAAACTAAATATAGCAAATGCAAATTTAGATTCTTCCAAAGTAATTGCATCGTCTAAAATTCATGCAGCTGAGCAAAGGATAAGAAAATTTAAAATAAGCGGAAATACAATTGTAAGTACAAAATATCCTTTATGGAAATCTGAAATAGTTGAAGAGGTAGAGAATAATCAGAACGTTCAAAGGGTTGAATATAACGGACTTTCTGGAAGGTACTATATCATGAAGTTAAAACGTGTAAATCAGCAAGGGAAGTTTAGGAGCGAAGCGTTAAGTAGTAATGTACAAACAACACCTTTTTACTATGTTTCAAACGCGAAAAATACGCATTATGATGAATTGGTATTGAAGTATTACCCAAGATATGAGAAGATTCTAAACAACTTTAAAATGCACAATATCGAAGTTGCATTGTCGTTACCGGATATTCTTCAATTAGATTTCGCAAAACTATATTATTTCGAACAGGAAGCAAGTTTTTATATTCTCAACAAATTACCATGGGAAGAAGGCAAAACGTGTAAAGGGGAATTTATTAAAGTAAACAAATAAAGAGCATTATGGATATTATAAATTTAGCAGCTTTTGATTTCGATAACGATCGATTAGAAAAAGGTATTGAGGAATTACAAAAACAATTGTTTGAATTAACAAAAAGACAGCAAGAATTAAACGCTCAGGCAAAAGAAGTAAATAAATCTTTGGAATTGCAAACCAAAGAATCTGAGCGTCTGGTACAAAATTTTAAAAATGGAAGTAAGGAATATCAAAAAGCCGTTCAGGATCAAGCAAGATTAAAAAAAGCAGGAGAGGGAAGTTCGAAAGCTTATGAAGATTTGGTTACGGAAAAACAAAGGTTGATTTCGTCATTTAAGCAAGAGAGCGCGGAGTATCAACAAGTAAGTCAAAATATTACTTCATTTACTAATCAGCAACAAGGTTTGTTTCTTTCTACTAAAGATTTACAGATTCAACGGCAGGTGTTAAATAAAGAATACCAAACTGCGACCACTATTTATAAACAGTTTATCGGTGTTAATGGCGAAAGTCTTACATTGCAAGATGTTATTAATAAAGCAGTAAAACAAGAAGTCACTACGAGACAACAAGCGAAAGAGGTAAACATTCAATTAAACAAAATTAAAGATCAGTTAAACCTAACTAACGAGGCTGAGGTTAAATTGTTAGGTGAAATCAATAAAAGAATTGATATTAATAATACTCTATTAAAAGAAAGCGGTTCTCAAAATGAAAAAAGGGTTGCTAATATTGGAATGTATTCCGAGTCAATCCAAGAGGCTACCAATGGATTAGATATCTTCAACGATGGTTTAGGAGATTTCATTCAAAAATCACAAGAAGCCGGAGGGGCGGGTAATTTACTTACAACTTCATTATCTGGAATAAAAACAGGGATTATCGGTGTAACAAAATCATTTCTTACATTCTTAGCAACTCCAATTGGTTTAATTTTAGCAGCTATTACAGGGGCGTTTCTATTAGTTAAAAACGCAATGAACCGAAGCGAAGAAGCGACCGATAAAATCAATAAAGTTTTTGGATTGTTTAAAGGGGTTTTAAATTTTGTTTTAAAAGCGTTAGAACCGTTAGGAGAATTACTAATCGATGGAATTGTAAAAGGATTTGATCTTGCGACTAAAGCAGCTGAATTTTTTATAAGTGCGCTAGAATGGATTGGTAACAGCGCAGCGGATATTTTGGAATCTATAGGATTCGAAAAAGCGGCAAATGGAGTTCGTGGATACACAGCAGCTACAACCGCTATGAGTAAAGGAATGTTAGACGCTGCAAAATCCGGGGCGAAGCTTGCAGAAATGGAAGCTAGATTAACCTCTGAAATGAGAAAAGCGGAACTTATTCAAGAGCAATATGAGGTTAAAGCAGAAAAACTACGCCAATTGCGTGATGATGAAACAAAAACGATTCAAGAAAGAATAAACGCTAACACAGAATTAGGAAAGGTTTTGAAACAGCAGCTTAATGAAGAATTAAGAATCGCAAAATTAGGTCTAGAGGTAGCAAACGAAAGATTAAGATTAGAAGGAGATACAACAGCTAATCTAGAAGCTCAGGCAAAAGCAAAAGTTGCCATTGCAAAAATAGAGAATCGTATTACCGGACAAGAATCCGAACAGCAAGCTAACATAAATTCACTAAGGCGAGAAGCGCAAGCACAAGCGAAATCCGCAAGCGACGCTCGTATGAAACAAATAGAAGCTGAAATTGCGAAGCAGAAAGAAGCTTTAGAATTGTGGGTTACTCAGCAAGGTGTAAAATCAAAAACATTACTAGAGGAACTGAAATTACAAGAAGAGGTTTCCAAAAAATCAATTGCTATTTTAGATAAAGAGTTAAAGAATAAAAAAATCACTCAAGAAAAATATGATTTAGAAGTTTTAAAATTAACTCAGGAGAGAGCAAAGCTTCAAGCACAAATTAGTGTTCAAATAGCAGAGAAAAACCTAGATGCTTATATTTATGAGAATAGAGAAAAATTAAAAAGCGGACAGTTACTAACAGATCAATTACTTGCTCAGGAAATAGAAAGGAACAGAGCTATTTCTATTGAAAGGGATAAATTTGCTAAAACACAATTTGAAAACGGTTTAATTAATAATGATGAGTTAAATAGAACATTATTAGAAAATCAACGCGCATATTTAGAAGAGGAAAAAAAACTTAAAGAGCGCAATGAGAAAGATAATCGGGTAATCGAAAACACTCGAAGAGCAGAGGAATTTCAATCACAGTTGCTTTCTTTACAAGAGAATCTAGCGAGCGAATTCGAGATAAGAAAAGCGCAAGCTGATTTTGAATTTGAAGATAAGAAGTTACAACTTGAACAACAACGAGCAGATGGATTAATTACAGAGGAAAATTATCAAATAGCATTAGACAACATAACGGAGACACATGCTCAGGTTAGAAAGAAAATAGAAGATGAGGTTCTTAATGCTAAATTATCAATTACTAAGGATGTTTTTTCAGGAGTTGCAGAATTGATTGGAGAACAAACAGCAATGGGAAAAGCTGCAGGTGTTGCAACAGCTACGATTAATACCTTTCAAGGAGCTTCGGAAGTTTGGAAATCTCCAGCGGTATTTCCAGAGCCGTACAATACTATTTTAAAAGCTTTGCAGACGGGGATTACCATTGCATCAGGATTAAAAACAGTAAAACAAATTACAAGTGTAAAAACACCAAGTGTTAAAGGTTATGCGACAGGAGGTGTAATTACAGACGGTTTTGGAATAAAAAGAAACAATGGGGATAATGTGTTAATTACAGCTAAAACCGGAGAAGCTATTTTAAACGAAAAACAACAAGCTTTTATTGGCAAAGATTTATTATCTTTAGCAGGTGTGCCTGGGTTTGCAACAGGCGGAAGAATTGGAGTAAAGGCTTCGTCTTTAGCGACTGTTCAAAATGCAATAACAGGTAATCAATCAAATTTTGATATGAATGTTTTTATGAACCGTATCGAAACAGCAGTTCAAACAGGATCACAAAACGGAAGCCAACAAGGAACAGCAGTTGGAAGCCAACAAGGTATTTCGCAGTTAAGCTCAGATAGAGCAATGCAAGGGAGTGGTAATTTTTAATTCCATGAACAAACTAAAATCAATAGTCAAAAAATCAAAAACGATTGCAAAAAAAGGTTTAGAGCCTTATGAGGTAGGAAAACGAAACTTCGAAAATCCTACACCTTGTATCGAGAAACTTGCAAAACAACGAGCTGAAACATGCAAAGGTTGTGAGTTTTTTAAACCCGAACCAATCAAACAATTTCAAGTAAACGATAACCGAATCCCAGAACTTTCTAAAATGTACTGTGAGGATTGCGGATGTATTTCAAGCTATAAGCTTAGGCAAGATTTAGATGTTTGCGAGCGATGGCCAGAATGATTGATAAGATTGAGGAAAATTTTAATTTTATACAGATATTGTTTAGTCACGGTAAAATAGATTTATCGGTAATGAACGAATATCACATTTATAAAGAATACGAAAAAACATTGAGTATCAAATCAAAAATGATGAGGTATACGGTAGTAGCAGAAACGCTAAAAATTAGTGAAAGAACTGTAATGCGCGCTATTGATTCAATGGAGAAAGAGATAAATTAAATGTTTATGGTAAATAAAACGATAGTAAATTTTTTTAATAAAAAATCATTTTCAGAAAACGATCTTGTCGGGTTGAAAAAATTAATTATTGAAGAAGTTGGATATAAAAACTTTAAACCTTTTGAAAATATAATAAACCTACATCTTCTTAAATTTAAGATAGATAGTGCTAAATCAAAAAAAACTAAAGAAAGTAAACAATTAAAAAAATCACAGCAAGAAAACAAATCTTTTAAAAATAAGATCAAAGCTTCACATTCCTTTGTAGGAATTTCAGTCAGGTGTCTGTCAGAAAAACTTAATATTAAAGTAGGGTTTACGATTTCAGCATTAAAAACTAGAGGTTTTAATGTAAGCGAAAACGACTTATTGAACAAAGAAATGTGTGAGTCTATATATCCATATATAAATAAAAGACTACAAATAATAAATAAGCCAATTAAGTCCAAATCTTCAATTTCACTACCACCTACAAAAGGAAGAGGAAAAGAATTTTCAAATTCCGTATATGATAAAATACAATTAAATCAAGGGGTAGGTAAGCTTATTTATATTAGAAGAAAATAAGAGAGCAAAAAACTCTTATTTTATTTCTTCCCACTCATGTTTTAGTGCGTAATATTTTTTTCAGATAGTGTTTTAATCATTGTAGAAACCCTATAATGGTTTGTGAACTCACGGGTTAAATAATCTTCTACTCCTCTTATTTTGTTTCTTAAAATCATCTCAATAAATCTTTTATTTTATCCTCATTATTTTCTACCTCTTTGATAAACTTATGTTTACTCATAGGTATTTCCGATTTCTCATAACACCATTTTAAATAATCTTCATAATATTTATCATTCTTTAATTTAGCCTGATGATAGGCGATATAATAATTATCGGGAGCTTGCGACTTTTGCAACTCCTTTTTCTTTTTATTCTGTTTGCTATTCCAAATAGCAAAACAAACAAACCATAATATAATTATCCCTAGTATCATTTGACATAATCGTGTCAAACAAACTTACTGATATACAGCGAATTTTACAATATAAAATTGTAAAAAATTGGCAGTAGACATTAAAATATATGGCGAAATAGTTCCCTTTCAAGAGAAATGGATAACCGATCAAGGCGGTTACGTAAATCTATCTGTTGTTCAGGAGCAATTAGCACAGGCAAATGGCGAAGATATCCGTGTCCGAATCAAATCGTATGGCGGAGATGTTGAAGAAGGTTTTTCGATTTACTCCGAATTACGCAGATATGCAAAAGATCATAATGCAAAAGTTACCACACTTGCAGAAGGTCAATGCGCATCGATTGCGACCGTTTTCTTTTTAGCAGGCGACGAGCGAATCGTAACAGAATTTACTCAACCTTTTGTTCATAATGCTTGGTCTTACGCAATGGGAGATTCTAAGCAATTACAACGTATTTCAGCTGATTTGGAGTCATGCAATGATATGATTGCGAGACATTACGCGGAACATACCGAATTAACTTATGAGGAAGCTCGCGAGCTTATGGATAACGAAACTTCGATTTCTCCTGACGAGTGTGTAAAACTTCGATTCGCTACTTCTATTGAGGAAGTTTTACGTCCTGCTGCATTACTACAGAGAATTAATAAATCAAATACAAATGTAAAAATGGCTAAGAACAGCAAGAAGATTCAAACAAAGAATCAAAACAATGAAAAGTCTTTCATCAAAAAATTGAGAGAGTTTTTAAACAAAGATGTTTTTACAGCTGACAATGCGATTATCGATTTCTACGAATTAGAAGATAACGATACGGTTAAAGTTGGCGATAAAGCAAACATTGATGGTAAACCGGCCGAAGGAGAAGTGGTTGTTGCAAATGGCGACATCTATGTTTTTGAAGCGGGAGAGCTGATTGAAATCAGAGAAGCAGAACCGGAAGGAGCACAAGGAGCAGAAGAAGCAGGAAGCAGTGATGTTGAGGAAGTAGAAGAGCTAAAAGAGCAGGTTGCTGAATTAGAAGCTGAGGTTGAGGAAAAAGAGCAGGAAATTGAAGAGTTAGAGGAGTTATTGGAAAAAGCCAATAACAAACTAAACCATCAAAAGGCAATTATTAAAAACTTCAAAGATGCTTCTTCAAAATTCGCAGGAGACCAGCGAAAAGAAAACAAAGGAAACGGTGGGAAGGAAGCAAAAAAAGAAAATGTTTCAGAAGCTGTAAAGAATTTTAAACAAACTAAACTAAACAGAAAATAAGATGAGTTTACAAGGAAATTTTGAAACCGCTGTACTGGCGTTAGTCAATGACTTAGCATCAGCGGACAAAGTAAATATCAGCGAAGCTATTTTCCAAGAAACATTTGGAATCGGAAGTTTTGCAGCTGCTCACACATTACGCACGGATGTAAGAAATGGTAATGTTATTCCTATTGTATTAGCAGGCGATAATTATTGTGCAATGCCTGTAGGAGACGAGATGTCGTGTGATTTAAACGAATGCGATATTGAGGTTAATTACGATGCGAAGAGATGGGAGTTGTCAGAATACAACTGTCGTATTCCAATTTGTATGAGAACATTTAATGAGAATTTCTTAGTGTTCTGGAATATGTATCGTCAAAGATTAGAAGATCCTTTACAAGAACCAGACGCACAAGCATTCTTGACCTACTTAACACAGCAAGTAGAGCGTAATATTCTAGGTGCGCAATGGCGTGTAGGATATTGGGGAGACAAATCAGCTACAGCTAACACTCTAATCAAAGGCAACAATGGTTATTTCGTTCAAGCAGAAGCGGGAGACGGTATTAAAGCAACTATTACATCGGCAGGGGCGCAACCAACAGCAGAAGAGATTCTGGATTCTATTCAGAAAGCTTTAGAAGATGCGTCTGGAGATACAAATGCTATTTGGTTAGGTCAATCAGATGTGGTTATTAAAATGCCGTGGTCTTTAGCTAATAAGATTGTAATCTATTTAAACAAATTAAATAGACAAAATCCTTACAACTGTGATTGCGTAAGCGCAGACGGTATTGTTTCGGCAGATCGTTTCTCAGTTGAAGGTTTAAGATTGTTCGGTTATACGGTAGAGGCTCACAGAGAAATTGATGGAGGTTCGACTTGTGTTACAGATGCAAACGTAAATCAAATTTTGATTGCTCGTAAATCAAACTTATTGATCGGTACCAATACACAAGATAAAATGGAGATGTTCGATATTTTCTACGACAAGAAAGATAGAAAAATCTACATGGATTCAATGATTTACTTAGGTGTGTCTATTCCATTGGATGAATATATTTATTTATCAACAAGTGTAACCGAAACCGATCCAGGCGAATAGTAATAGTTAAATTTTAAATTATGGCTAGAGAAAGTTTATGCGCCAAATTAATGGCAGATCAGAATTTTGCTTGTACAACTCCCGTAAGAAAGTATGTGCAGCAATTTGTAGCGATCAATAAATCAGATATCGATCAAGCAAGTGTAGTGGTTACTAAAACAGATTCAACTTCCGGAACTCCAGAATGTAAATACAATGTAAGTTTTGAATTGTTTGAAGGCAAAAAGGGATTCTTTTTCCAATTGCCTGAAAACGGAACTTCTGTATTTGGAACATTTGACAAATCAAGATCAGATTTAGGCTACGTGCAATATGTACATAACGTGAATGCGTTTGTTGCCGGAGTTTCAGAAGAAGCAAAATGTATTTTAGAAGCATTAGATAAAGGTAGTTATGTAATCGCATTACAATTAGCTGATGGAACGGTTGAGATATATGGAATCGAAAACGGATTAAGCACAGGAGATTACACGTATGATGTTCAAACAAACGGCGGCGGAACTGCTATTATTTTAACTTCAAACGAAAATACTCCAGAGTCAAATATTCCTTTGGTTTACAAACCTGCAACCGGTGGAGATGCAAACGCAGATTTCAACTCAGCATTCGAGAATCCAACAACTCCATAACATGGAAGTTCAAGAATTAATAAAATTAAACAGTCGTGAGGTTAGAGGTAGCTCTAGCCTTATGGCTATTTATGTTGAGTTATTCCAAAAGCATTTTGGGTATAAACCCAATTGCGCAGGATGTACGTTTAATTCTGACTTTCAAAAATTGAAAAATACAGTTTTAAATCAATCGTCTAATAAAAATTTAAACAATCAAATCATGGAAAAGACTTTTCAATTAAGACAAGTGAAAGGAGAAATCCTGACTTATAAAAAAGACGGTAAAACCGTACGACAATACGATAACCGTATGACAGAAGATTTTGCAATAAGCTTCCTTACTAATGGTACTAAAGAACAAATAGAAGATCGTAAAAAGCTTTTTAAAAAGATTCCAAAAGGATTGGTAAAAGAAGTTACGGAAGCTAAAGCAGAAACTGTTTCAGAAACGAAACCAAAAGCGAAAAGAACAAAAAAAGTAGACAATGAGTAAAAATAAAGGTGTTAGAGCCACTTTAGTAAGTATTTATGAGCGGACAATTACCATTCTAAAAGGTAAGGGCGAAAACATTTATTTAAATGGCGACAACAACCTTTATCCTTACGAAGTCGAAGCGGTAATTTCAAACTCTCCTACAGCGTTACGATGCGCATCTGTTATGGCTAAGTACATTTCAGGTGAGGGTGTTTATGTTGATAATGAAAAAGAGCTTGTTAAATACAAAGATCTTCCAATTATTAATAAGAAGAAAGGTTATAAAATTACTGACATTATCGAAATGGCTTCAAGGTCTATCTCTAAACAAAAAGGAGCTTGGTTTCATATAGGATATGGAATTATAGAAGGACAAATAAAACCTGTTTCTCTAGATGTTTTAGACTATGTAAAACCTCGACTGTCAAAAGAAGATACCGAGGAGAACATGGGTAAAATTTACGTTAAAGATTGGGATAATAAAACAGCATTCGCAAAAAAAGAGGATGATAATTGGTGTTACCCGTTTAATTCAAACGAAGATGTTATCCTTGCTCAGATCAAAGCAGATAGCAACAATGACGTTTCAGATTTAGCAAAAGCGATTAAGAATTATCGAGGGCAAATCTATTATCTAAATCTTACTCCTGAATATATCTATGCTGTTTCTCCTATACACGCAGCTTACAACGATGCGGACACAGAGAACAGGATATCTATGTATACTAATGCACAAACAAGAGAGGGTTTTCTTGGGAAAACAGTTGTTCTAACACAAGGATTAGATGAAGATCAAGAAGAAGCGACTAAGGAAGATTTAAAAGGATTCTTAGGAGCTGAAAACTCAAGTTCTGTTTATTATTTAAACGTAGATCAAGTAACTAGCTTAGATGAGGTATTAAAGATAATTCAGTTAAAAGCACAGTTTGACGACAAGCTTTTTGAAGTGACTGATAAGCGTATTTTAAGAAACATTTTCGGAGCATTCAACAATATTCCTCCTGCTTTAGTTTTAAGTGGAGAAGGCTCTCTTTTCGGAACGAATTCGGAAACATACAAAGAAATGAAAGTGTTTTATTCTGAGCAAACAAGAGAGGAAAGGGAAAAACTTGAACGCGCCTTATACCACATGGGATTCCCGATTAATATTAAACCGATTGAATCATGAAGTTAATTGATAAAATAGACTTTGCTTGCGTTGGAGATATTGCAAAACATTGCGACTATTCTAAGTTATGTATAGCAGAAGATGAAGCTATAAACTTTGATTTAAAAGGCTTGTTTTGTGATTATTGGAATGAGATAAAATCAATCTGGAAAGAGATTGAAGGTTATAAGAATAATCCGGAAGAAGAAAAGCCAGAAAACTACGATTTGAAAGACAATCTTATAAACGGCGGTTCTTTTTCTTCATGTAACGGAAAAACATCTGATCATTTAGGAGTCAAAAGAATCTTGATTTATTACACTTATTCGAGATACACGATAATCAACGGATTTAATGACACGCCAAACGGGTCTGTTCAAAAAACAAATGAATTCACAATACCTAAAACTATAAAGGAATTAGAATTATTTGCGGACAAATATCGGTCAATGGGTTATGAATCATATAAAGACACTTTAAAATTCTTGTGTCATAACAAAGATGTTTTTAGTGAATTTAATCATAAAGACTGTTCAAAATGCGGATGCGCATGTGAGTCGTGCAATGGAAAAACAAGAGTAAAAGGCTATGGTTTTAAATCGTCAATAATTAGAAAATAATGAGTTGTATTAAAATAAGAAGTGGTTTAGATACAAGTTGCGATAAAATAGTTCAGAAATACTTTCAGCAAGTTGTTTTGGTTAACAAAGATGATGTTGAGGCTTTTCTTATTTCAACTCCTTATTCTAATATCAATGATGAGTTTTTTTGTCGATATAGAATCGCTTTCAAATTAAAAGAAGGAAAGTCGGGCTATAGAATCACTTCTTCTGAAATGGGTAATGGAGTGTTTGGATTTTACAACAAGACTATTAAAGAAGATATTCCGCAGTATAAACATACTATCCAGATTTCTATTGTTGGTATTGATGAAAAAACAAAATGTGTTTTAGATCAATTGGACATGGCTCAATATTTCGCAGTTATTCAGTTTTATGACGGAAGTGTTGAAGTTTACGGGTTTGAGTTTGGATTAAGAACAGAGGATTATGAATATAATCCTGCAAATAATAACGGAGGTGCATTAATCTCGCTATCATCTGACGATGATGCTCTGGAAGATGAGCGACCATATATTTATGTTTCAGGAATCGACGGAAACGAGAATAACGATTTCAATAATAATTTTTCGAATAATCCTGATCTACCGACAGGAGATTTCAATAACGACTTTAGCAATGACTTTTATATAGAATGACACTAGCACAAGTATTGGCGCTCATCAACTCAGAAATAGTGCCTAATAACAACAATGAGATAACCGCAAATGTTTTGCGACCGATTCTTGTTGAAATGTTGCAGCAGCCAAATGATTTAATTGGTTTGTTATCAAATCTTACAACATCAGCAAATACTAATTTAGTCGACGCAATTAATGAACTAAAAAACGATTTATCTCAAGTAAACGGAATTAATGTTTTTCAAGGGATTGGAAATCCGAATAACAACGGCGCTTTAAACCCTGATGTAGCAGATTTCTATTCTCAACTAGACGTTTCTAACAACGTAGTAGGTTTATGGATTTATAATGGAAATGAGTGGATTTATTTAAATGATAAATATGTTTCTTTTGATGAAAATCAACTCTTAACAGCTCCCCAGCAACAAACCGCACGCGAGAATATAAAAGCAGCATTCGCGGATGACGTTGCGGCTTTACAAGGAATAACGCTCGAAGCAGATCAAGCAAATGCGATTGTGTATGTAAAAGACGGCAATGGACAACAATTAGCGAGTTTAAACGTAGGATTTCTTAACAACGAAGGGACTACTTTTCGTTATAATGATGTAACTAAAAAACTAGAGCTACTTAACGATCAAGGCGAAGTTTTATCTTCTATTCCTGTAAGTGATTTCGTTACAAATGTTGTTTCTTCTGCAAATTGGAATGGAACAACTCCTTCGAAATTAGACTTTAAAGATAGCGCCGGAACTATTTTATTTTCGATTGATTATTCAATGTCGAACATAAACGGATTAGTTGCTGCTCTAGGCGGGAAAGCAGATAAAGACGGCGCAAATATAACCGATATAGCGCAGTGGAAAACAACTTTAGGTATCGATGATAAGGTAAGTAAGTATGGGGATATAATGGGTGGTTCTTTAGAAAATACGGTTACAGAGGGAGTTGGTAGTTATACATTTTTATCAAAAACACATCACTATTACAATGATACAAGGTATCATTTTTTAGCGCAAACTGATTCAAATAACGGATATGTGACTGTTTTTAGTGTAGACCATAGTGGTTTAATAACAACTAGAATTCATGGTAATTCAGCCCAATGGAATCAAGCCTACAACGAACGTGTAACCCAATTCAACACAACGTATACAACAAGCGTTTATACGTTTTCCTTACTTCAAGGTAACGGCACGACAAAAAGCACGAGTTTCCAAGTCGGTACGAGTTATTTTACGATCGATAGCAATGGTGTTTTACAATTAAATGTCGCTACGGCTCAAAAAATAAATAACTCTACAGATACGAAAATAGGTATTAACGGATCTCCTGCAACATTAAAAGTTGGAAATGTTTATTTAAGCGAAGGTTCAGGCATTTCTTTAGATCAAACAGCGTCAGGCTTCTTGATTTCCGCGAATGTATCTAACAAAGTATTTATTATAACTCAAAACGATACGGTTGTAGATGCTGGAGCAGCGAGAACTCAGGTTAATTTTAAAAACTCAACACCTACCGGTGTTAGAATAGGAAATGGTTCAAATGGCGCTGTTTTAACTATCCTAAATTCGTCAGTAACAGGAAGCCCTACATTTAATATAGATATGAATGTTTTAACGAGAGGCGGGACCACCGTTGCAACATTTTCAGTAAGTAAGGATATGGATTATTCTTTTTTCTTCAGCGACGAACATAATGCTTGGGTAGAAGATTTAAACATAAAAAAAATATAGCATGAGATTATACGAATGTTTCGGCACAGATTCAACAACAGGGAATATTATAAAATGCTTCTTCTACGGCTTTTTTGCATTGATTAATCTGAATTACGATCTAGCTATTTTTTTGTTTTTCGCGATGATGATTGATATGGTAATGGGACTGGTAAAAGCAATTGTTTTACAAGAGAAAGTATCTCCAAGAATTTTCATGTTCGGATTTGCAACAAAATTATTACTTCTGATCATTCCGTTTACTGTTGCTGTTTTGGGAATTTCCCTGAATATGAATTTCGAGTGGACCGCTGATTTAGCAGTTCGAGTCCTACTTGCAAATGAATGTTTGTCAATTTTAGCAAACATTCTTTCGGTAAAGAAAAGAAAGAAAGTAGAAAACATCGATTTAATTACAATATTCATCAGTTGGATTCGAAAGACAGCTCTATCAACTTTCGAGAAGTTTTTAAACAATCATAAAAAAGAGGAAAATGAGTAAATATCATATATCACAAGTAAAGGAGCTTGCAAAAGTAAATCGATTGCCGTTTGAAGTAATGATGGCAATCATTGAAATAGAAACACCTGGTTATGGTTTTGACGCAAAAACAGGAAAAATTCTAATTCAGTTTGAGCCTAGTTGGTTTAAAAAACACGAACCTTTTGCGCCAAGTGGAAAATGGAGTTTAAATGGTGTAGAAGTTCAGAGTAAAGAATGGATTGCTTTTAACAACGCTTTCGGGATTAATAAAGAATCAGCTATGAAAAGCACATCAATAGGATTACCGCAAATTATGGGCTTTCACTACGAACGTTTAGGCTACAAAACAGTAGGCGAAATGTGGGATAATTTCAAAAAAGGCGAATATCAGCAGGTATTGGCATTATTTCGATTCATTTTAACCGATTCAAAGCTTTCAAAGGCTGTAAGAGATAAAGATTTTCATATGATTGCTTACATATACAACGGCGCAAAATATAAAGAAATGGCTAAGAAATGGAAGCGTGAACCTTACGATGTTTCGCTTAAAAAGGCAACCGAGAAATGGGAAAATAAAAAGGTATAAAAAAAAGAGATTGCTTTTTACGGCAATCCCTAACACCTTAATTAAAACACATTCAAACATAAAATTTTTAATCATGAAAAACAAATCATTAATAACAGCTTTGATTTATTGGTTTTTAATGCTGGGATTGATTCTTTTTATTTCCGGATGCGGAACCAAGAAAAATAGTATAGATTCCAATTCGAAAGAAGTCGAAAACTTGTCAGTAATTGACAAGTCGAAAACAGATAAAAAAGAATCGGTTCAAGAAAATAGCCAAGAAACGAAAACCGAAAAGGTTACGGATAAATCATTCTTTGAATCAAACACAACCATTACAGCTGAAGAGCTGACTGTAACAGATTCTAAAGGAAATACAATGAAATTCAAGAACCCTAAATTTGATAATAAATCATCACAAACAAACGATGTTTCGAAAGTTGAGCAAACGGATGCAAAAACCGATAAAGCTTCTAAAAGCGAAGAAAACGAACAGTCTGATGTAAAAGTTGAAGTAGAAAAACAAATCGAATCTGAATTTCACTCGAAAAACAATCGAGAAACGAAAATTGTTTGGTTATGGGTAATTGGTGGTTGTGTTGTCGGTGTTTTGGTATATGGAATTTTAAAAAAGTTTAAATTTATTTGATATGTTTAATTACTTTATTTCTCCTTTAAAAAACATTTGGAGGCTTTTGTATTCTTTTTTTAGTAGAAGAACTGAAAGAGAAATA